TTCCAAGTCAAACCGTAAGTGATGCTGAAAAGCTAAGTTACGAATATGGTTTAAAAGTTGGTAAAGCAATAGAACAAGAGTGGTTTAANNANGATNGAAGTNTTAATANATACANANNTANNCANAATNATTTTCATAATTTAAGATTGTANGCNAGAGGNGANCAATCTATNCAAAAATATAAGGATGAGTTATCTATAAATGGTGATTTGTCCTATCTTAATTTAGATTGGAAGCCTGTTCCTATTATTTCTAAGTTTGTAGATATAGTTGTTAATGGTATTGCAGAAAGAACTTATGATATAAAAGCATATTCTCAAGACCCATATGGTGTTAGTCAGCGTACAGAGTATATGAATTCTATGATTAGAGACATGCAAACACAAGAATTAAATGATTATGTAGCAGGCGCTTTTGGTGTTGATTTATATGAAAATGATAAAGAAAAATTACCTGATTCAAAAGAAGAATTAGATTTACATATGCAGCTTAGTTATAAACAAGCTGTAGAAATTGCAGAAGAACAAGCGCTAAACGTTTTGCTAGAAGGTAATGATTATGAATTAATTAAAAAAAGATTTTATTATGATATTACTGTGCTGGGTATAGGTGCTGTAAAAACTTCTTTTAATACATCTGAAGGCGTAGTTGTTGATTACGTTGATCCTGCTGATTTAGTTTATTCTTATACTGAATCACCTTATTTTGACGATATATATTATGTTGGTGAAGTTAAAAGCGTACCTATAAATGAATTAGTAAAACAATTTCCACACTTAGACCATGAAGAATTAAAAGATATAGTAAAAAACAAAAATTATCATCAAGCTAATTATCATAATAATAATCATAATTTAAAAGAAGAAGATAGTAATAAAGTTCAAGTTTTATATTTTAATTATAAAACATATATGAACGAAGTTTATAAAGTAAAAGAAACTGGTACTGGTGCAGATAAAATATTAGCAAAAGACGATACATTTTAATCCACCAGAAGATTCTGGCAACTTTGGCAAACTTGAAAGATCTGTAGAGTGTCTATATGATGGTGCTTTAATATTAGCTACTGATAAACTTTTAAAATGGGAAATGGCTAAAAACATGATGAGGCCTAAAAGCGATTTTACTAAAGTAAAAATGAATTATGCTGTAGTTGCACCACGCATGTACAAAGGTAGAATAGAATCTTTAGTACAACGTATTACTGGTTTTGCTGATATGATACAGCTTACACACTTAAAACTGCAACAAGTATTATCACGCATGGTACCAGATGGTGTTTATTTAGACGCTGATGGTTTAGCTGAAATAGATTTAGGTAACGGAACAAACTATAATCCGCAAGAAGCTTTAAATATGTTTTCCAAACAGGTTCTGTTATAGGTAGATCATTTACAAGCGAAGGTGATATGAATCCAGGCAAAGTACCAATACAAGAAATACAATCAAGTTCTGGTGGTCAAAAAATGCAAAGTTTAATTGGTACATACAATTATTATTTACAAATGATAAGAGATGTGACCGGGCTTAATGAAGCTAGAGATGCTGCAACCCCTGATAAAAACGCTTTAGTTGGCGTACAAAAATTAGCTGCAGCTAATAGTAATACAGCAACAAGGCATATATTACAGTCAGGTTTATTTTTAACAAAAGAAGTTGCAGGGTGTTTGTCGCTTAGAATATCTGATATATTAGAATACTCACCGACTGCAGACGCATTTATACAGCAAATAGGTTCTCACAATGTTGCTACGCTTAAAGAAATAGAGTCTTTACATTTATATGACTTTGGTATATTTATAGAGCTTATGCCAGATGATGAAGAAAAAGCAATGCTTGAAAACAATATACAAATGGCGTTACAACAACAAACTATAGATCTTGAAGATGCTATTGATGTTAGAGAAATTAAAAATGTTAAGTTAGCAAATCAAATATTAAAAATTAGAAGAAAGAAAAAACAAGAAAGAGACCAACTTATACAACAGCAAAATATTCAAGCACAAGCACAAGCTAACATGCAAACACAACAAGCTGCAGCTGAAATGGAAGTGCAAAAAGAAATGGCAAAAACCCAAGCAGAAGCACAGCTTGAACAAATGAAAGCTCAGTTAGATGCTCAAAAACAAGCTCAAGAAGTTGAGTATAAAAAACAACTAATGGAATTAGAGTTTCAAATGAATATGCAATTAAAAAGCATGGAAGTTGAAGGGCAAAAATCAAAAGAAAAAGAAAAAGAAGATCGTAAAGACGAAAGAACTAGAATACAGGCCTCGCAACAAAGTGAGCTTATAGAACAAAGAAAAGGTGAAAAAGCACCTAAAAACTTTGAATCTGCAGGTAATGATATACTAGGAGGCGGATTTGATTTAGGAGCATTTGGTCCTAGATAACAATTATTAATTATTATTATATTATATTATGGCAAAAAAGAAAAAAGAAGAAGTAGTTGAAGAAACTACAAAAGAAAACATTGTAAAAGTTGATCTTAAAAAACAAGAAGATACTATTACAAAAGTAGATTTAACTAAAAAACCAGAAACACCAAAAGAAGAAGAAAAAAATGAAACCACAGAAGAAGTTAAAGAAAATAATACTGACGACAACAGAGTTGTTGAACTCGTTGAAAATGCCGACACCACAAAAAAACAAGAAGAAGTACAACCGCAAGCTGAAACACAAGAAGAGCAACCAGCTTTAGAAGAGGTTACCGAAGAAGAAGTTCAAGAACAAACAGAAGAATTAACTGAAGAAGTTGTTGAAGCTGTTGAAGAAGCTGAAAAAACAGGCATGCCTTTACCTGAAAATTTACAAAAAGTTGTAGATTTTATGGAAGACACTGGTGGTACACTAGAAGATTACGTACGTCTTAATCAAGACTATTCTAGTTATGACGACATGACGGTATTAAGAGAGTATTATAAACAAACAAAAAAACATCTTACAGATGATGAAGTTACTTTTTTAATTGATGATTCATTTTCATACGATGAAGAAGTAGATGAAGAAAGAGAAATAAGAAAAAAGAAAATAGCGTTAAAAGAGCAAGTTGCCAACGCTAAAAGCCACTTAGACGGGCAAAAGTCTAAATACTATAAAGAAGTTAAAGCTGGTTCTAGGTTAACTACCGAACAACAAAAAGCTTGGGACTTTTTTAATAGGTATAACAAAGAGTCAGAAGAAAACAAAAAAATAGCGGAAAAACAAACTAATACTTTTAAATTAAAAACTCAAGAGGTTTTTAACGATAAATTCAAAGGTTTTGAATACAACGTCGGAGATAAAAATTATAGGTTTAACGTGAAGAACGCTGAAGAAGTTAAGACAACTCAAAGCGACATTAATAATTTTGTCAAAAAGTTTTTGAATAAAAATAATGAAATGTCAGATGCCAAAGGTTATCATAAATCTTTATTTACAGCCATGAATCCCGACGCTATTGCTAGGCATTTTTACGAGCAAGGCAAAACTGATGCAATGAAACAAAGCGTTGCAAAAGCAAAAAATGTAAGCATGGACCCTAGACAATCATTTTCAAATGAAGACTTTAGCGGTACAAAAGTAAGAGTGCTTAACGATGATTCTCCTAACTTTAAGTTTAAAATTAAAAACAAATAATAAATTTAAAATTACAAAATTATGGCAATTACTGGAGGTGGTAGTTTAAATAGTGTACCTGCTGCAAAACAGCAAACATTAGTTTCAAACTACCTAGATTTCACGGGTACTACGGACAATACGTGGGCTCAACAATATTTACCAGACCTAATGGAGCAAGAAGCTGAAGTTTTCGGACCGAGAACTATTTCAGGTTTCTTATCTCAAGTTGGGGCTGAAGAAGCGATGACTGCTGACCAAGTTGTTTGGTCTGAGCAAGGTCGTTTACATTTATCATACACAGGACACGTAGAGTCTGTTGGCTCTGGTCAAGATAGTGTTGGTGAAATAACAATTGAAGGACATATCGATGCAAATGCAACTTATACAGCGAGTTCTCATGGTATTAGAGTTAACGATACAGTTATTGTATCTAACGCTGGTGGTACTATAAAAGGTTTAGTAACTACAGTTGATGCTGACGTAATCGATGTAGCTCCTTATAATTCAGGCGCTGTTGGTTTTGCATCTGCAATGAATATTAGTACTTCTAAGAAAACAACTATATTAGTTTATGGTTCTGAATACACTAAAGGTACTAAATATTTTGACGGTGGTACTGCAACTACTCAAACTGACCAAAGAGGTGCTAACGAACCTTCTTTCCAAACTTTTACTAACAAGCCAATAATCATGAAAGATTACTACGAAGTATCAGGTTCTGATACTGCTAGAATTGGTTGGGTTGAGGTTACTTCTGAAGGTGGTGCTTCTGGGTACTTATGGTACTTAAAAGCTGAAGCTGACACAAGAGCTCGTTTCACTGATTATTTAGAAATGGCTATGCTTGAAGGTGAGTTAAACGATGCTAACTCAGTTGCTGATTCATCTAATGTAATGTACAACTCTGCTCAGTCTACTGGTGGTAGTGGTACTGAAGGTTTATTCGCTGCTATTGAAAGCAGAGGTAATATGTCTTCTGGTATTACTGGTGGTGGTTCTGACTTAGACGAGTTTGATGCTATATTAGCTGAGTTTGATTCTCAAGGAGCTATTGAAGAAAACATGATGTTCTTAAACAGATCTACTGCTTTAGCAATAGATGATATGTTAGCTTCTATGAATTCTTATGGAGGTGGTGGTACTTCTTACGGAGTATTTAACAACTCTGAAGATATGGCATTAAATTTAGGTTTCTCTGGTTTCAGAAGAGGTTCTTATGACTTCTATAAGTCTGACTTTAGATACTTAAACGATAAAGCTACTAGAGGTGGTATTAATGCAGCTGATACTGTTAATGCTATTAGAGGTGTCTTTATTCCAGCTGGTACATCTACTGTTTATGATCAATCATTAGGCAAAAACTTAAAGAGACCATTCTTACATGTTCGTTTTAGAGCTTCTCAAACTGACAATAGAAGAATGAAAACTTGGGTTACTGGTTCTGTTGGAGCTGCTACATCTGCCTTAGATGCAATGCAAATTCATATGTTATCAGAAAGATGCTTAGTTACACAAGGTGCTAATAACTTCATGTTATTAAATTAAGCACAATTATTTAAGGATCGAGGCTTCGGCCTCGACCCTTTCTTTTTATTAATTTTATTATATATTATATTATGGCAAAAAAACAAAAAACAGAAGTGGTTATTGAAGAACCACAGGTTGTAGAACAACCAAAAGTTAGAGAAAGAGTAAAACCTAAAGATGAGTGGGAAATTAAAGACAGGTTATATAATTTAACTAGTTATAAAAAACCATTATCAAGGATGATTAAGTCAACTAATATTTATTATTTTGACGAAAAACTTGGCTACGAAAGAGAATTAAAATATTGTGAAAATCAAAGAACTTGTTTTGTTGATGAAATGAAAGGAGATCAAAGACTAGCTCATATTATTTTTAGAAATGGTTCGCTATTTGTAGAAAAAGAAAAAACAGTTTTACAAAAACTACTAAGTTTATATCACCCACATAGAAATAGATTATTTGAAGAATATAAACCAGAACTAATAGCGGCTGAAGAAATAGGCACGTTAGAAATGGAAGTTGAAGCATTAATAGCAGCTCAAAACGTAGATATTGATATGGCAGAAGCCATTATGCGAGTTGAAGTTGGTTCTAAGGTATCAGAGTTGAGTTCTAAAGAGCTTAAAAGAGATTTACTTGTGTTTGCTAAAAGAAATCCTAAACTATTCTTAGAGTTAGCAGATGATGAAAATGTAATGCTAAGAAACTTTGGTATTAAAGCTGTTGAACTTGGAATAATAAGATTGTCTTCAGATCAAAGAAACTTTATATGGGGTTCTAATGGTAGGAAAATAATGGTTGTACCTTTTGACGAACATCCGTACACTGCTTTAGCACATTGGTTTAAAACTGATGAAGGTATGGAAATATATTCAAATATAGAAAAAAGATTAAATTAATCAAACTGTAGAAGCGGTCGCTCTACGGGGCGATCGCAAACTACAATAAAAAATTATGGTAAGTATAGATAAAGTTTATCAAAAAGTTTTAGCAATAGCTAATAAAGAGCAAAGAGGATATATAACTCCACAAGAGTTTAACTTATTTGCAGATCATGCTCAGATGGATATATTTGAGCAATATTTTTATGATATTAATCAATTTGGCAGGATGCCAGGAAATGACACTGCTTATTCTGATATGTTAACTTTATTAGAAGAAAAAATTAGTATATTTAAAAATATAAAAAAATTAAACTACAAATCACCTTACTTTCAAAAACCAAGAGAATTATATAGAGTAGGTACTATAGAAACTGGCTTTGGCGTTGTTGAGCAAACAACTCAAAAAGAATATTTAAATATTAAATTATCACCTTTAGCAAAGCCAACTTTAAAAAGAGCAGTTTATATAGATACACCACAAGGTTTTAGGTTATACCCTACATTCACAAACAATGTTCATTGTCACTATATAAGAAGACCTCAAAAAATAAACTGGGGATACGTTGTCGTTAATGATAGCGCTTTATATGATCCATCCACTAGTATAGATTTTCAACTACATCCTTCTGAAGAAAATAATTTAATTATTAAAATTTTAGCTTTAGCTGGAATAGCTATAAATGATGCTTCAGTGTATCAAATAGCTACGGCAGAAGAAAGTAAAAGTATTCAACAAGAAAAACAATAAAAAATGGGATTATTAGACGGCTTTATACAAAAACAAAATGAAGAAACTGCAGAAGGCTCGCTTATTGATTTAGGTTTAGACTCTGCTAAATATTACGAAGGAGTTGATGGTGTTCAAAACAACGGAGTTGAAAATTACGGTAACTATCAATTTATATCTTTAGAAGATATTATAAACTCTTTTATGGTTGCTTATGTTGGTGAAGATAAAATAATAAATAAAGTAAAAAGAACTGATGTTGCTTTTCACGCACAAAGAGCTTTAGCAGAATTAAGTTTTGATACTTTAAAATCTGTAAAGTCTTATGAGTTAGAGGTTCCAGATACACTAACATTGCCATTGCCACAAGATTATGTGCATTACACAAAGCTTTGTTGGATTGATAGCGCTGGAGTTAAACGTATTATATATCCTACTTCAAAAACATCAAACCCTACGGCTTATCAACAAAACAGCGATGGTACTTTAAAGTTTGAAGAAAATGTTTGGAAAAATCCTGAGACAGGTTTGTATGAAGAGTATGGTGTTACAAGGTCTTATGATTCATTTGGAAATCCTATAGCATCAGGAACACACAACGTGGCTGATAGCTCGTTTAAATCAAAAACACCGTTACCACAGTTTGCTAAAGAAATTAGAATTGATGTAACTGNAGATTCAAGAACAATGGCTGGTAGTGGAAATACTACTACTAATTACGTTGCATATGGACCTGGTTCTGGTATGCAAATTAACTTTCAAAATACTTATTCTAATATAGAAGTTGGTATGTCTGTGTTTGGACCTGGTATACCTCTTAATTCAACTGTAGCTACCGTAGGTGATTCTACAAGTGCAAACTACGAAGGTACTGGTATAACAATAACAAACCCAGAAAGAGTTGCTGATCAACTTTTAGAAAATTCAACAAATACAGCTGGTAGACCACTAAACGTACAGCAAGCAAATACACAAATTATAATAGTTGACATGAACAAGCAGTCAGACACTTGGGAAAAATATAAACAAAAAGGATTACTAGAACACAGTAATTATAATAATTTTGTTTATGATACAGATAGGTTTGATTTTAACGTTGGTCAAAGATACGGTTTAGATCCAGCGCATGCTCAGGCAAATGGAACTTTTTATATAAACGACACTACAGGCTTAATTCACTTTAGCTCAAACGTTTCTGGAAAAACTATAGTGTTAGATTATTTAAGTGATAGTCTTGGTACTGATGCAGAGATGAAAGTGCATAAGTTTGCGGAGCAAGCAATGTATATGTGTATAGCATATGCTGTTTTGGCTACAAAGGCAAATGTGCAAGAATACATAGTACAAAGGTATAAAAAAGAAAAGTTTGCATCAACAAGAAACGCTAAACTAAGACTATCAAATTTAAAACTAGAAGAGCTTACAAGAATACTTAGATCAAGATCAAAACACATAAAACACTAATACATGGCTGAAATTAAGCAGAATTTTTCGGCAGGTAAAATGAATAAAGACCTGGACGAAAGACTATTACCTAAAGGTCAGTACAGACACGCGGAAAACATACAAATATCTACGTCAGAAGACGCAGATGTTGGTGCTGTAGAAAACATAGTAAGTAATAAAAAAATATCTACTTTTATTCCTGAAGGTTCTACATGTGTTGGTGTATATAGTAATGAAAAAGAAAATGCAATATATTGGTTTGTTGCTAACGAACAAAAAGATATGATATTGCAATATAAAAATGATATTGTAACAATTGTTTTAGTTGATATAAACAAAGATGTATTAAAGTTTGATCCAAATACTATAATAACAGGTATAAATACTATAGATAATTTATTATTTTGGACAGATAATATTAATGAGCCAAAGAAAATAAATGTAGATTTATGTATTCAAGGTAGTGTAGGTGGTGAAAATATACACACTAAATTAATTGTTGAAGAAAGAGATATTGATTTAACTTCAAATAGTGGTGCTGGCGTAGATATTAGAGAAGAACATATTACAGTTATTAAAAAAGCTCCAAAAACAAAGCTTACGCTAGTTATGGATGTAGAAGAAGATACAACAGCTGAGCTTGAAGATGCTCCTTTTACAGATGTTTTTGGTGACTTATTACCAATGGCGCCAGGAACTGTTATACCTTTAGTTGGTGCTGGTCTTTTTTTAGTAGAAACAGGTACTTTTATTAATCAGGCAGGTCCATCACCTGTAGTTGGAGATGAACTTCTGTTATTAGATTCAGCTGGTACTAATACACTGCCGGACAATTACAATATAAAATTAAAAATATTAGCAGATCTTAGTGGACAACCAGATGGTAGTGGTGGCACACTTCCAGCTAACACTTTTAGAACTAAAATTGTAGATGGTTTTGTTACCCTTGGTCAAGAGAACTGGTATGTTTATAAAAAAGCAAAACAAGAAGATTTTTTTGAAAAACAATTTGCAAGATTTAGTTATCGTTATAAATATCAAGATGGTGAATATTCTACCTTTGCGCCTTTTTCTGAAATAGCTTTTAAACCTGATGCTTTTGATTATGAGACTAAAAAAGCATACAACTTAGGTATGCAAAACAAGTTAAAAGAATTAACACTTAAAAATTTTGTTGAAGCAGATATTTTAGAAGATGTTGTTCAAATAGATTTGCTATATAAAGAATCAAACTCACCAAACGTATATATTGTAGAGACTTTAAAATACAATGATTATAGAAATACTACAAACAACTGGGATGATAATGAATATCAAATAAACTCAGATCTTATATACGCTGTACTTCCTTCAAATCAATTATTAAGACCATTTGACAACGTGCCAAGAAAAGCATTAGCACAAGAAATTACTGGTAATAGAATTGTATATGGTAATTATGTTCAAAATTATAATCTAAATAGAAAAACCTGTTATTGATTCTACTTATACTTCTAGAACAGGCGTTACTCTTAGCGCTGAAACTCCAAACAAATCATTAAAATCATTAAGAAATTATCAACTTGGTATATCTTATTTAGATGAGTATGGCAGAGAAACACCAGTGTTTAGTAATACAACATCATCTTTTAAAATACCTAAAAGTGAAGCAAAAAATTCTAATGCTTTACAATTTACAGCAATAACATCTGCACCTGACTGGGCTAAATCTTATAAAATATTTGTTAAGGAAACTTCTAACGAATATTATAATTTAGCTATGGACAGGGTTTACAGAGCTAGAGACGGTAATATATGGCTGTCTTTTCCTTCATCTGAAAGAAATAAAATAGATGAAGAAACGTTTTTGATATTGAAAAAACAACTAGATGCTAGCGTTCAAGTTGAAGAAAACTTAAAATACAAAGTAATAGCTATAGAAAGTGAAGCGCCTGTAGAAGTAAAAACAGACACTAATTTTATTGCTAAATCTAATGGTAATGGAACAATAGCAAATTTATTTACAGGTGACATGCCTTTAGTAAATGATAAATATTTTCAAATAAACGAACCTATTTGGAAAACAGATAACGGCCCAAGTATTGATAATATTAGTGACGTTTTAAGTATTAAATTTAGAGATACTGCAGCTAATATTTCTTCAGATTTTTATGAAATATCTTACATACAATTTGAAGCACCACATTATAATATAACTTTAAAAAACAAAATAAAAGAATCTGATAGTTGGATTTTTGATAACTATGCTAACACAACATCTTTTGCTGCATCTGATTTAAATACAGATTTAGAGTTAAGGATGTACAGAAATATAGTTCAGGATCAACCTAAGTTTGATGGTAAATTTTTTGTAAAAATACTAAATGATGAGTTAACAGAAAAATATGTATTAAGAGGTGATATAAATGAAGAGCAATATGTTTCAGTTGGTATAGTTAGTCCTTTTTATTTAGCTGATACTGGAGCTGATTATACAGATAGTTTTCTTTCACTTAGTAATCTTGGTGGTAGTGGTACAATGGATAGTAATGTAGGTTTTCAAACAGATACTAGGGGTGATTGGGTAAATTATGCTTTAAAATTTAACAATGGTGAATTAAGTAGTGAGTGGTTTATTGACCAAGCGTTTTATGTAGGAACACAACCAACTGGAGATGTAACGTCTGCAGACGAAACACCTTCTGGTTTTGGAAAAGGTATATATAAAGTTGCAGGCGGAGCACCGGGTGGCGTTGATCAATGGTATATGGAATTATCTTTTTCTGAAATATTACCAAATGCAGTAACAAAATTTCAAATGCAAGCTTTACTACCAGTTGAAATAAATGGTGATTTTACAGGTGAATTAAATATACCAGCACTTAATGATCCGCGTAATTTTTCTGTAGGTTCTAGTCTTAACACAGAACACGACGATCAAATAATAGTATCTCAGTTTAAACAAAACAAACTATTTAAATTTGCAGGTGATCAAACTGGTGATAAATATATAATAAATGGTGAAGTTATAAAAGAAAGAAGATATAACCATACAAGTTTTACAGCTGTTCAAGATCAAATGGATGTTGTAGCTCTTGAAAGTCCAGCAGGTACTTTTGAGTATTTTGGTTATGGTTAATATTAGTCAAAACTCTGGTTCATATAATGCAAATACTCCAAGAGGTTTGCTAGAAATAATTTTTGATGATTTTGCAGAATCAACTAATAGAAGAATTACTTATATTATACCGTTTGCTAAATATGATCCAGATCCTACTATAGACGTAACTACTGGAGATGCTATATACGAACCAGCTGTAACAGGTGGTATATTAGGGCAATTTGTAAATGACAGTGGTACTGCTTATAACAATTTTCTTGATTGGGACTCTGATAGTAGTGGCACAAGAGATGGCAACGGTGCCGATGCAGACACTGCTAGGTCAATAGTATTTTTAGATATTGCAGAGGGTGAAGATGAAGAACTAGTAAGTGATAATCCAGCTATATGGGAAACAGAGCCAAAAGAAAATATAGATTTAGATATTTATTATGAAGCTAGTGAGTGTTTTGATATTGCGCTTCATGGTACAACGCAAGAGTTAGACTGGTTTAATTGTTATTCTTTTAACAATGGTGTTGAATCAAATAGATTAAGAGATGATTTTAATCAAATAGTTATTGATAAAGGCGCAATAGCATCTTCAACAATTGATTTTGTTTATGAAGAAGAAAATAGAAAAAGCGGATTAATATTTTCAGGTTTATATAACTCAACCAACGGTATTAATAATTTAAATCAATTTATTGCTGCGGAAAATATAACTAAAGATATAAATCCTACATACGGTGCTATTCAAAAACTTTTTAGTAGAAATACTGATTTAGTTACTTTTTGTGAAGATAAAGTTATAAGAATACTAGCAAATAAAGATGCTGTTTTTAATGCCGATGGAAACCCTAACTTAGTTGCGACTCCAAATGTTTTAGGCCAAACAATGCCATTTAGTGGTGATTTTGGTATATCAAATAATCCTGAGTCTTTTACTAAAGAATCTTATAGAGCTTATTTTACAGATAAAAATAGAGGTGCAGTATTAAGATTATCAATGGATGGTTTAACGCCTATATCTGATCATGATATGACAGATTTTTTCAAAGATAATTTACAAAACGAAACAAAACTAATAGGTAGTTATGACGAAAAGAAAAAAGAATATAATTTAACACTACCAGTATATAATCAAACAGTTTCTTTTAAAGAAGATGTTAAAGGCTGGGTAAGTTTTAAATCTTTTGTTTTAGAGCAANGTGCTAGTGTTTCAAATGAATACTATACTTTTAAAAATGGTGATTTATATAAACATCACGATGCTGATACTAGAAATAATTTTTATGGAGAACAATATGATTCTAAAATTACAACAATATTAAACGACCAAGCAGATATTGTAAAATCTTTTAAAACTATAAATTACGAAGGTACACAATCATATGTAAATACTAATTTAAATGACAATAATTATTATAACTTATCTCAAAAAGACGGTTGGAAAGTAGAAAATATAAAAACAGACAGAGATACAGGATTTGTGCCTGAATTTATAGGTAAAGAAGGCAAGTGGTTTAATAATATAAAAGGTAAAAATATAAATACAAAAGAAGAAATAAATACGTCTAGCTTTTCTTTTCAAGGTGTTGGTAGACCTTCTCTTGTAGAGTATTTTGACGTGCCACCACCTGTTAATGTTATTGTTGAAGTGTTTATTGCTCCAACTGTAAACTGTTGGTTTGTAACAAATAACAATAATCAAATTCTTTATAAAAGAGGTATAACTGGATCTAGTTTACCTTTTGACGATCCTAATGAAGATTCTTCTGGCGTAATGAATCCTAATCTTGTTGCAGAACAAATATTTGGTGGTAATGTTTATAGACAAGGTGAAACAGTAAATGAAATTGTACAATTTAAAATAAGACCTGGTCTTGATATTAGCTCACAACCATTTGGACCACTGCCAATAGAAGCAACTTCTTTTAGTGCAAGACATCTTACACCACCTGGTCCTGATGGAGAAAGATCAAGAGTTTTTGATGTTGATAATAACTTTTTACAAAATATAGATATTAGTGATGATGTTGGTGGAGCAGTGGAAGACATAGGTGTTGATCAATCAACAATTTTAAATGAAGCAAATCCTCTTACAAGTATTCCTGGTCCTGGTTTTATAGGTTCAACGTTTAGTCCTATAAGCGCTAATGTTAGCTTTGTAGATACAGACGTTCCTCTTAGTAATACTAATCATGTTTTAGTTAACGTACCTATTAAATTTACAATACCTGTTGTCCAAGATATGGACACTATAAGAATAGAGTTATATTTAGAAAAAGATTCACTTAATATATAAATATGAAAAAAATAAATACATTTAATATAAACTCAAATCCAATAATTGGTAGTGGAGAGTCTAGGTCGTATAC